ATGCTTCAAAAAAAGTGTGGCGAGACTGGACTTGCAACTTCATTGCATTTTAATATGGGCAGTGAAGTAGCAATGCAAAGACAACAGTTAGTAGATCAAGCACTAGAAACAGATTGTACACACATTATGTGGATTGACGCAGATATGCAATTTCCAGTAGATACGCTAAATATATTATTAGCAGCGGATAAAGATATTATAGCTGGAAATTATTCAACAAGAGTTCCACCACACAGACCAGTTGCTTTTAAAAGTAAAAACGATTTAGATAGTAGAGTTTTTACAGGAAAAGGAAACGAAGCAGTATGGGCCGTGGGAAGCGGAATGATGTTAGTAAAAAGAGAAGTATACGAAAATATTTCTCGACCTCATTATAAGATTGAGTATAGCAATGATTATACTAATTTAGTAGGAGAAGATATATACTTTTGTAACTTAGCACATGACAACGGTTACAGTGTATATGTTAGTCACGATTTAAGTGACAGAATTGCACATATAGGAACACGTGCATATACAGTTAAGGGCGATTGCAATGATTAATTTAATTAATAGAAACAAAGAGTTCCAAGGTCAAAGTGTTGTAACACCTTGGGATAGATTAAAAAGGTTTATGTTCGATTCATATCCAGTAGTTAAAACACCTATCAAATTAACAGACGAAGGTGCATTACTTGAAGTAGCATCTAAATATAAAGATACACATGATATGGTTTGGGTAGTGTTTGATGAAATTGAAGTAAATCCAAATTTTGCATGGCAATACAGGCCCGATGGAGAAATTGGAAAGAGTTTTATCCATACGTTTCCTAGAGTAGTTAAACGAACTAGCAGACCAGTTAGTTGGGGTGATATTCATTTGGTTCCTACACACGGAGTATCACACGGAGTACTACAAAACAAACTTGTATCAAGCTATCATGTAGCAGAGTTTGATATATTCATGATTAGTTTCCATGAAGCAGAAGCAGACGAAAATTTCCAAAAATTAAGAGATAGATTTAAAGATGCACAACACGTAAAGAATGTTGAAGGTATTGGTAATGCACATAAACGTGTAGGAGAATTAGCAAAAACAGAAATGGTTTATGTTGTTGATGCTGACGCAGACATAACAGGGCATTTTAGTTTTGATTATATTCCGCCAATGAGTAGTAGAAAAAATACAACATTTGTATGGAGTGCAAGAAATCCAATTAATGACTTAGAATACGGTTATGGCGGTGTTAAACTATTTCCAAGAGAACAATTGCTTTCACTAGGACATACATTACCAGACTATACAACAGGTGTAGCATTTTATCAGCCAATCTCTGATATATCAAATATCACAAGATTTAATAAAGACCCATATAGAACATGGCGTAGTGCATTCCGTGAATGTGTTAAGTTAGCAAGTTCTGTAAATCCAAATCAAAAACAAGAAGAAACAGATGCAAGACTCGAAACTTGGTGTACTGTAGATAACGGTGGACGTTTTGGACGCTATTGTCTTAAAGGTGCAAACGAAGGTAAAGCATACGGACTAGAAAACAAAGACAATACAGAAGCATTAAATAAAATTAATGACTTTGAATGGTTACGTGAACAATTTGTTGCTAGTATGAAAAAACGATAAGTTATTTTTGTTTTGTTTGATGTGTGTGTACAGTTTTAAGTTTCTTAATAAACTGTTTTGAATTAAATTGTATCTTTGCTCCTGGATGAACAGGTCTAGGCCAATTCCCAATTTTAACCCAACAATATCCATCACTTTCGTTGTTTAGTACAGGAATGAATTCATCTTCCACTGTAACAACAAAACTGTGATATATAAATTTCTTATTAGGACTTGTAAATTTGTTTAAAGGAATAACCTTTTCAATAGATGGAACTATTCCTACTTCTTCTTCTATTTCTCTATATAAAGTTTCAATAGGTCTCTCATTACCTTCTGATTTACCACCAAAAAAGCCCCATGTTCTAGGATGATTAACTTCGCCACTTCTTTGTTGTAGCATTACTCTGCCAGTGTCTATACTTAAAAATATGCATCCGCTTGCTGTTATCATATATGTCCTATCCAGTGAGTACAGTCATCGCAAGGGTCATCAGTACTACAGATAAATTCGCCAGTATCCAGAATTATAAATTCCTTCATAACTGTTAATCCATTCGTTTCCGTTCCATTCTAGTTGATCGCTACTTGATACATTTGTTACATATTGAGTTGTACTAATTGCAGAACTATCAAAACTAATAGTCCAAGTAGTACCGTTATATTCTATGATATCATTTTTATGTGCAACTACATTAGTCCATAGTGCATTTATAGGAGTATCGTTTAATATAACGTAACGTTGTCCTGTAACGGCTGAAGGAACACTTCCGTCTCCTGGATAATTCTTAGTAGGATCTACTATAGCATCAACGGCCGCTAGTGTATTTGTTGGCAATGTAGAATTATCTATTGAAACACTCAATAAATTAGGATTAGTTGGGTGCTCTTCTAATCTACCAACAATGTCGTTATTTTTATCACTAGGATCTGTTCCTTTTCTAAGTCGTAATTGACTTATTCCAGATCTCAATGTACCAAATGGTAATAATGCTTTGTCCCATTCTAATACTAATCCATCTTTGTCTAAATTTGTACCCTTATCATTTAACAATTGTAAATTACCATTTTCATATTTAACTTTTTTATCTTCATATGTAACAATTGTGTATTTTAATGTATCAGTATCAAATACTTTTTGTTCTTTAAAGTTATCCAAGTCATCATCATCTAAACTATATAGTTCACTAATAATAGTATGAATTAGTTTTTGTTGTTTTAATTTTGCTGGTGGAGTAATATATATAGGAATATTAAAAGTCAGTGTAGCAACATCAATAATATCATCGATACTTGATCCTACACTTCTAGTACTCCAAGTTGTATTAGTTAATTCAACATGACTTAAAGAAGTCCAATCAACAGGACTATCATTAGTTCTAATATCTAATGTTGGATTAAATAATACTAGTATTTGTTCCATGAGTTGTAGTTTTTGATCTGTATTTGAAGTCCAAACATCACAGTTCATTACTAACATATAAGGAACAGGTGCATGTCTTTCAATAGTATATTGATTACCTAATTCGTTAACATATTGCCCAGTACTTTCGTCATATTTCTTTTCATTTACTTGAACTTTGTCTACGTGATCTTGATATGTACGTCTTTCAGCAAACATATCCAATGATGTTACATAACAACTAATAAACGGAACAGTGTTAACAATATTCTCACTATTCTCTCTTGTTATGTGTGCTGCCATACGATTAATATCACCATAGCGTACAGGTACTTGTTGGTATATAGGAAGGTCATTATCATTTTTTCCCATTTGTACATTAAATCCACTAAACAGTCTTATAAACTGCTGAATGTATCTTCTAATTTGTTTATCGTAAAAGTATTGTTGTGCCATTATTCAAAATCACTCTTTGGTTTAATTATTTGAGACAAAGGTTGTTTCTCAGGAGTTTCTTGATTATTAACTACAGTTGTTGCATCGTTGTTAATAAATCCACTTGCATTATAAGTTCTATCACTCCATGTTTGCTCAGTAATATTATCGTATAATCTGTGCCATTTGCTTCCTCGTCTAACAAAAAGTCTGTTAGGTGTGAAGTCTGTTCTTACAAAATAATCGCCTTCGTTTGGTGAAACTGGAAATTGGTCACCTTGTTGTAATACTTCACCGTGTTCATATGTTTTATTATCATCTTCTACACCAAATAAATGATCTGCTAATGGTAAATTATTTGGGTTAGCCTGTTCGGCACTTTTAACAATAGCATTACTAATATTAAGTTCTGTTTTGTAAGAACTAATATCATTTTTAAGGCTATCTGGATCATTAGCAGTACCAAGTATATCTGCGTATTCTTGTGTATCTGTTAATGGTGCTACTTTAACACGCCAAATGTGTGGATACCATGTTTGTGAAAAACCTTCACTTCCTCTTGCGGCATCTTGTACAACATAAAACTTGTTAATAGCATCTCTATCGTTAGTAAGTAATAATTCATCACGCAAATGAGGTAATTCAATTACATCACCTGGCATAAGTCTACGTCCCATACGTTCTACCATATCGTTAATATGAAAACTAATAAACAGTGTATCATTAGTTAAAAATAAACCAAATTGTGTTAAATCAAAGTCATTATCACTAACATTGTATACACCACGTAATTCAAAAACATCTGGATCGTATTTACGATCTCTGTTTTCCATAAACAATAAATCTTGTATGTTTGTTTCGTCTATTAAACCTTCTGGATTAATTTCTTGTCCAGTAGTATTATCAATTTCAAGTCCACTGCCATAATTAGGCTCACTTGGGTCAGAATTACCTTTTTGTGGATCAGGTCCTAGATATTTGTGTACATGTATAGCAGTACCGCCAATATCAAACTGTTCACGGATACTATGATCCATAAAAGTATAGTCGTTTCCTTTGTAAGGTTTGTATAAACTAAGTCTTGGCATGTGATTTTCCTTGTTATATTGTATTTATCTGATTTTAAAATATACAAGACAACTTTAAGGTAAATAATTATGTATGCAGTTAATATTCTGCATTTTATAAGGATAAACACTATGTTTAGATTTTTTACAGAAAAAAAATGGCTCTTATGGTCCTGGATAGGATCTATAATAATTTTATCATCACTTTGGGTACAAGTCGAAATTGATGTTAAAATTAACGAGTGGTTCGGTCAGTTTTATGACATGATCCAACGGGCCTTAGCAGAACCCAATGCTATCACTATAGGTGAGTATTGGAGTAGTTTAGCAAGTTTCATATACTTGGCCGCTATAT